TCACCTACCTTTTTGAAGGTACGCTGTGCCAAATCCATCGACTTTAGGAAGTCTGTTAGATCAGCAGCAAGCTTTATATTTATGGCGGGTAAACTCATATTTTACTTTAGAGGCTGAAAGTAAATTAGCCAGTTTATTATTTTACTTTACTTGATTAAATGCCAAATGCTGTATAGTACTATTAGAAGGAATAGGAATAATGAAAAGCCAGTCCACCACCGACAAATAGAATCGTACCAATAAGTTTTGTACACTTCTTTGGGTGGGGTAATTTCTATCTTGTCGGCTACGGCTTTTACTATAAATTCGCCAGTTGTAAAGTCTTGCTTTACTTCTACCGTAATCCCATTTTGTTCGAAGAAAAGCGGATGTTTTAGGCAGCGTAGTATTTCGGGTATCACTACTTTTTTATTCAAGTGCTTGGCTGCTTCGGTGCTGAATTTGTCTTCGTCTACCAATTGCCCAATAAATGTGCCTTTCTTGTCGTAGCAAGTATCTTTATAGATTGGCTTCGAAAACGTTTCCTTGATATTGGCTTTCAGTTTTTCGTATAAGCCGTTTGTATCTATCGGGTTGGTAAATACCTTTTGGGCGGTGTCTTTTCGTGTAGTGTCTACCCAACCCTTTTCAATGCCTTTTTTCAAAAGCTTATTGAAACGCTGCTCGCCAGTTTTGCAACTTGCTACTAGGAAGAAAAAACTAACCACCAACACCAAAGCCGCATTTCCTTTATTTGAAAGGAACTTCTTCAAAGCATCGGTAATGATCCCCACCAGCGCATCGGGCGCAAGCAAACACAGAAAACCGCCAAGCGTAAGCGCACTCTTTAAGTAGATGTTCAATTCTTCCTTTACCGAAAGGAACATCGGCATGATAAACGTGCCAAGACCAATAGTAAGCAACACCGCACCCAAAATGGTCGTGATCGGGTTTGTTTTGGGGTTGAGGTTATTTTTCATTTTCTTATTTAGATTGTTTCCATTATTGTTCCGCCAGCTTCCAGATACCAAGCTTTGCATTCTTCTACCGTTTTTATTGGCTGGCCATAAGGCGCATCGGGCAAACTGGCCCAAGTAGTAGCGCATTTTTTCAGTGCCACCATAAAGCCGCCATTCATAAGTATTTGCAAGCAATTGCGCTGGCTTATCAGCTCCGCAGCCATCAAATCTTGTGTGTAAGGCTTGAAGTCTTTCACGCCCAATGTTTTCACCAAATAATCGTAGGTACTGCCCAAAAACTGATAAGCCCCTGCCGCATCGGTGCGCTGTGTCTTTGTGCCTACTTTGAACTCGTAAGGTATTTTTGGGTGGGTATCAAACCGCTTGAACCGTCTCGTATTGCGTGGCGAAGAACCAAAAAGATACAAATATCCATCCTTTGCGCTAGTGCCTTCACACTTGCGGATCATCCATAGAAACGCCTTTACATTGGCGTTCTGAAGTGCTTTTTCTAGGAAGAAGATATACTCTTTAGTTTTTGGCATTGCGTTTGAATTTTCGTTCGAAATACTTGGCTATTTTGCTACACACATAGCCTACCACGAAGAAGAGCAAGGCCATAAACGATTCTTTAGTGATGTCTTCCAAAGGCGGAAAAAACTTGCCGTATTGCCCGAATAGCGAAAAGAAACCAAATACAAGCCTTGCACCAAACAGTGAAATCGAAAGCCAAATACTTGAATAATCGTGGTGGTGGTGTGCGTCCATTGTTAATTGCTAACTGATAATTGTTAATTGTCAAAACCCTAATGCCTTTGCCCTTGCTTCTATTTCTGCGCGCTCTTCTTTCGAATAGCCTTTTCGAATGCCGTTTTCTTTGTCCCAAGGCAATTCTATATCAGACATTTTCAGTTTTGCCCCCATCGAATTGCATATCATCACTGTTTGCATCCTGGTACTTTCCCATACCAACCGTCTGTTAGCTTCTGTCTGGTCGTTATGCGCCTTGATGGTGTACCAAAGCTCGTTGTACTCGTACCATTCGTATTCCCAAGGTTTCAACCCAACAGCCAAGGCCATTTGCATGAGCCTAAGCGGGGTAATGTCGGGGACGGGACCAGCAACCGCCCCCTCTACTACTCCCCCCCGCCTTGCGGCAGAGCGTTTTCTTCGACCGAAAGACTAGACCCAAACAGTTGCACGAATTCCACTATCTTGTTGAAGTGATCATCGAACATGTCGCCAACGTCTTCGGGCTTAATTGTGAACTCAACGCCAGCGCGCTTGTGGCCATATTTCAGGCCCACAAACACCACATCCAGCATCTGATCGAGCGTGAATTTTTCCATCAACGTACCGAAGTCGTTAAATGAAACATTCCACTTTTTGCACAACTCATTTAGCGCATTCACGCCATACTTTACAGGAAATTCCCGCCCCGCTACATTGATCGTTTTTACAGTATTCATTTTGCTGGTTTTAAAAGGTTAAGCTACCACGGCATCTACCACCGAACCTGTTATTTTCAATTCGAAAGAATAAGTCTCTGAGTCTTCTACTTTCGAATCAAGCGAAAGCTTGGTGAGATAAGCAGAAGCAGTGTACTTCACATCGCCAGCCACTTCAGACGACCATTTTACTGTCACCTTTGTCCTATTTTTTATCAAATCCAAAAGGTCGCTAAAGCCATAGGCGGCATCTTCGGCAAAAAATGCCTCCCCGCTCATGTTAGCATTTCGCAAGCCTTCCAAACTCTCTTCCCAGCCTCCACTATCTTTTGATGTGGCAGGGCGCGTGTTCATGCCCAAGTCCAATTTGTGGTTCGTACAAAGAAGCACTTTGCTCGACCCAACGTAAATTGCTGACAGTGTTCCGTTTTTTATACCAGTGGTTTGTGCCATGATTTCTTATTTTTTAGAGGTTAATGATTTTTTACTTTTCGGTTCTGGCACGTATTCATCAGTGAAAACAGCCAAGCCTTGCGAAAGCAGCGCAGTAGTCATTTCCTTATCGAATTGCCCCTTTTGCCCTACTTTCAATGTTTTGCCAGTAATCTCGGTTTCGGCAATTATGATCACCTCACGCGCATCGTTATTGCGACTTGCGAACACCTCGTTTACCTTTTTTATTAATAATTCATCACTCATAATTCATTATTAACTAACGTCTTACTCTTATACTGTACACGTTGCTTACATAGTGCTTATTCAATTCTACATCGTAGTCGTCATCGTCTCGGCTGTCGAACATGATAGAATCGACCACCACACCGGCAAACGTGCCACTTGTACGATCTAATGCCACACGCACCTTTTCGCTCAGTTCGTGGCATTCGTCATAGCCTTCGGCCAATGCCCACACATACACACGAATCACATCCAGCGTACTTGGGCCATCCTTGGTATTGGTAGGCTCGGTGTTATCTACTTTATAGATCACAGCCGCCACCCCTACTTTTGTCTGATCCACGATGTTTGGATAAATGCGATCACCCACCAAAGCCGCCACGTCAGTGTCGTTGCTAAGTATGTCGTATATCGCTTTTCCTATTATCATTAGTAGCTAGTAGCTAGTGGTTAGTTGTTAGTATTGTCTGCGAAATCCTTAAATCTGTTCAAATCAGCGATTCAGTTTCCTTATCGCCTTCTCCACCGCATCTACCAGTATAGTTTCAATACCGCTTTCTGCTTGGGTGGCCGCACGTTGTTGGAATGGGTTGGCGGTACTATGTACCGTTCCGCCTTCCACAAAATGACCGTACCAGCCATCATTTTTGTACTTGCTCCCAGACCTTGGCCCTACTAGCCTAATCTTTTTATCTCGGCTTCCACGTATGCGAGGAATTCGAGCGATGGAGCGTTTTAAATTACCAGGCGTTACGGCTACTTTTTTGCCCCCGTAATACTGGTAATGAAGCTCCTTGCTCACTGGTGCTTCTTTCTTCGAAAGCCCAGCCGCAAAGTCAGCCGCTTTGTCTAGTGCGGTATCGATAATTCGTTCGCGCATATCCACCGTAAAGTCCGAAAGGGCTTTTTTGATTTCTTCGATGCCTGTGGTCTTTACCGTTACCATCCACTTACCGTTTACAGCTCACCTTTCACCACTTACACCCTCGCTTCTGCTTCCAACCTCAAAAACTGCTTCCTACCTATTTCCGACACACTTTTGATGTCGAAAAACAGGCCTTTATAACTCACACGCAAAAGCGTGGTCACGCCACTTCTAAACCTGATCGTGAAGAAAAACCGAGCTACAGCCGTCTGTTTTTTCCTAGCTTCTTCCTCGCCACTTCCTACATTCATTTCTTCCACTTTCGCCCAACAATTGGCAAATGTTCCCCAACTATTTACCAATGCACCGCTATCGCTACGCGTTGGGGTGTTGGTTTGCAACACTATTTGGCGGTCTAAGTCGCCAATTCGTATTGCTTGTGCTATGCCGCTGGTTGGTTTTTCCATATTAGTCGCTAGTCGTTAGTAGCTAGTGGTTAGTATTTGTTACCTAGGCGTATAGCTTGTGAAATTTTGCTAGTTGTTCGCTTGCTTTTGGCAAACGTTCCACACTGTCTTCTCTTTGCTCGTAGGCACGTCCCACCATCAGAAGCAAAGCGTGTTTTATGTCGCTTGGTACTGCCGAAGCTGCCCCAAACCCAGCTGTAAAAGTCACCTTGATCGCATTTATCCGAGTGTCAGCCGTTGGCCAACTTGTTACCGGCACTATGCGCGCTATGGGTGTCACGGTGTCCACTACATATTCCGAATCGTCTAGCACGGTATCGGCATCATCTACCAAATAGCTTAGTTCGGTTACAGCATTGCAGCCTTTGCGCACTTCGATAGTTTCAGGAAAAGCATCTAAATACAGCTCGTAAGTAGTGGTACAAATGGCACGATCTAACCAAGCCTCTAGGTATTGGCGTGCGCTTTTACCCAATAGGCCCAAATAGGTGTCCTCATCTGAGCCATCCAGTTTGAGGTGAGTTTTTATCTCGCTCAAACTGATAGGCTCTTCAGTAGGTGGTGTCGTTATTTTGTAATTTCCGATCACTTATTTTTTTGGTTTTGGCTCGGTCGATTTGGTTTCGTCCGTTTCGGTTTCGCCTTCAGTTTCAGGTTTTGGCTCGGTCGATTTAGTTTCGTTCTTCACTTCTACCATCCAGCCATTACCCACCATTGTTTTACCTACCGCTTCAGGCAGTTCAATGATTTCGTTTTGAGTTACCTCAACGTCTTTGCCTTCTATCTTTCCTAGATAAAACGGCCTTAATGCTCTGTATTTCTTCATTTTAATATTTTTGATAGAAGGCTTGTTTTACCAAGCCTTCTAAGGTTTAAAATGATTAAGCAATTAGCGCGTCTTTCATTGCAGCGAAAGAAGCTGGGTGACGGAGGGCAATATCCCAATAGGTATTTACCACCATGCGCACCAAAGCGTAGTCTGCTTTCGTGTATGGATCTACTGTGATGTCAACCCCAGCCCATTGGCCAATAATCAACTCATTCCAGTTACCAAAGATGATTGCATGGCAAATGCTATCGGCAGTTCCTTTTGTCAAGGTACTAGGCACATTGTTTGAACCAATTGCACGGTAGCCATTCAAGGTGTTGTCTTCGCCCCAGATGTAACCCGAAACGCCAGAAGCTTTTAATGTGGTTTTCAATTTCCCTTTCACGCCTGGTGTTGATAGATAATTTAAGTTATCCATCAAAGCGTTGGCAGTGTCCACCGCTGTTTCCAAGCCTACTATGTTTCCAAAAGTTGGAATCAAACCATTGGTACCACCAGCAACCGAACCGATTCCCGAAGTATTCAAGATACCAGTAGGCTGGTTGCTTGAACCTGAACCATTGATCGCAGCCACATCCAAAGCAATCGCGATGGCATCTTCAAAAGATTTACGTGTGAATGCTTCTACTCCAATGCTCGACTGTGCAAGCAATTGTTTTGAAATCTCAGTCGCACGAGCCAAACGGTGAGGAGTTAAGCTTATTTTGTTGAAGGCATCGTCTGCCTCCGAAGCTTGTCCGTTTTCAGCGTACCAGCTTGCTGCGCCTTGTGTGTTGTGGCGTGGTAAGTCCACGTTTCCTACAAGGTTGTCCAACACTTGCGCGCCCAATCCTATTACTACAGGTTTTGGGTTCAAAATTGGAATCAAGCCACCTAGCTCGGTAGCTACAGTATGCCCGCCTGCAGTGGTAGTGCCTACCGTCAAATCCCTTTGAGCGCGCCCCAATTGCACGAATGAAGCTGGTAAGCCAACTCCGTTCAAAGAAAGTCCGCTCGCACGTGCTTCTTTTTCGGCTTCTTGGTGCATTTCGCCTTCGATACCATCTAGCTGTTTTCCTGCCATGTGTTGGCGAATAGCCTTGTGCAACGAATAGCGAGCGGCCACTTTTTTTTCTTCATTACTTGCCGATTGCACGCCTGAACCGCTTCCAACTGTAGAAGCTCTCGCCTCTGCATCTTCTGCCACTTTGATTTGATCGTCCAAAGCTTCCACTTGCGCTCTCAAATCGTTGTACTCTTTGACCTGTACTTCGGTCATTCCATCGGCTTTTTTGCCTGCTTCGTACAAATCGCCCATTTTTTTCAATAGCGCGCCTTTGTCTTCTCTCAATTTTCGTAACATCTCGTTATCGTTTTTATTTGTGATTATTCATAGTTAAAAAATGCTCGTGTGCGTCTGGCAAAGCCAGCAATACAGGTTTTTCGACCTGTGTTTCTTCTTCTGGTTTTTCTGGCTCTTCTTTGCCTTCTATCGTGTCCAGCACTTCGCGCACTGTCATTT